CACCATACGGTCACTTGCCGGGACTTTGTCCCAAATTAGTCCCCAACGGGAACAAGCCCCGATTGGAAAAGCTCCGCTTCCTCGTCCCGTCGCCGCCGGAGTCCCCGAGAATCAGGCCACAAGCGTTTCATGGCGCGGATCTGATCGGGAATCTGCGCCAGTTCATTCACGCGCAGCAATTCCTGGATGCGCAGCATCTCGCGGCGCCGGTCTCCGCTCAAATTAGGCCCACGATTAAACACGATACTCACCAGTGCTGCCGCACAATCGCCTGGTAGTGCTTGGACCTGCGGCCAGATTCGCAGCGTGCGGAGATACCAGGTCGGAATCGTGACCTGCTCAAACACTGCCAGTGCAGCCTCCCACGGCACCACCAAGTGCCGGACGTGCGGCAAAATGAACTTGGCATCCTCTCCGCGGCGGTTTGCCACGCCGATCAGTGCCGCCAGCGTCTGCTGGTCGATGTGCGGCGCCCAGGCTCGGGCGGTTTCGGTTGCCGGAGTATGTCCCAGATCCCACCCGATACCGATGGTGATTCCCGACGCTTCACCCGGCCATTCCGGGTTGCGGTTGTATTCGTGCTCACCGCCTGTTTCCCAAGCGATGATGGCCTTAATCCCCCGTTGGCTGATATTCGTCGTCGTCATCGGTTTCAATCTCTACAGGTTCTTGGGTTTGTTCTGTCCAACGAATTGCTTGGTATTGGCGGGCAAAGAGACTGCCTACCCCTGCTTCAAAAGTCGTAAAGCTTTCGCTGTCGGAATCGTGCGCAAGTATCTGGACGCAATCAAAGTGCTCGCCAACTTCGGCAGCTATTTTTGCCAAATACACCCTTTTCTCGTCGTGAGTCATTTTCTAAGGGTGCGGACGATTTCGACAATTTTTAGCGACGTGTAAACCGCGGCCAGAAGGCAACCAGCAACGCGGATCCACTGCTCGGCTTCGGAAAGCGAAAGCGCAAGTGCCCCTACGTTGGCAAGATTGACGGTGATTAGTTCACCAATGTGCCGCTCACTAGACATGTGCCAGGAATGTTGCTCCAACGCTGGAAATCTGTGGAAGTCGCCCGTCTGGTCCGTAGATCCCACTGTACGGCGAAATCTGCGAAGGCGGAAGGCCATTGCCGTCAGTTCCCGCTGGCGGAAGGACTCTTTTTACGTTTGCGAGGATTTGCAGCCCGGCGGGGGGAGTTGCGCCTAGGTAACGGGCCTGTAACGCGGGTATGGTCGGCACTGGTGAAACGCGCATAAAATGAAATCCAAAGAAAGTTGAGAGCAATTCCGACGTTTAGAAGCACTTCCGACGACGCTGGACTAGACAGCGTCAAAAGATTCCAGATTGAACCGCACACCGTCAACGTGGTTGCGGCTTTGCACAAAACAGCCGCCCAGGGTTTGCGCCAGATGGCACTTTCTGCGTGCCCGAACACGCAAAAAACCAAGTGCAGAGCAGAGACTGCCAGCACGCCGTTAGCGGTGGCGTTGATTGCGGTGGACAGGTTCATCGGAAAGAAATCTGGTGCTGATAGTTTCCACCGCCCGAAGTCCGCAGAACCCGAGCAAAAACGCCGCTGCGTAGGCGTATTGTGGCTCGCCGTCGAGCCTGGCAAGTTTCAGAATTAACGGCGTGACGTAGTTGGCGCTTGCGGCGCCGCCCAGAAGGCTTGCCATCGTCCTAGCAAGGTTTTTGCCAGCCTCCTTGCTGGACATCAAAACACTTCCGGCAAAGCCCGCCATCGCGAGCCCTAGATCAACTCCGGCTTGTTTGAGTTCCTCGATCATTTCTTCTCTTCAGGTTTGTGCGAAGCCCCGTAGTAAAACGCGAGGACGGCCGAAAAAGCCGTGGAAAGCGATCCGATCAAAAGTGAAAGAGTCGTGCTCTCCCAGAGCTTGAGATCCCCAGTGAGCAGCCCAAACAGGATTCCAAAAAATCCGGCAGTGACCACACAAGCCAACACCGGGGGCACCCAGGATCCGGTTGCCGTCTGCATTTTGCGTGCACTCGCCCGGTCTTCTGCTGCCAGCTTTTCGGCGTCGATCCCCAGCTCCGCCATCCTAGTCTTGAGTTGCAGGTCAGCGGCCTGCAATGCAGCAATCTGTTCAGCAGTCAGGTTGCCGCTGGTCAGCGCCCGTTGCACTTTTTCTGCGGTGGCGTCGGACATCCCCAGCGCCTTTCCCACAGCCTCGACGGCGGCGCCTCCAAGCGGGCCACCAAGAAGATTGCCTATGGTTGGAAGAAGTTTTGAAAGGAAGGACATCAGAAGGTTGCAAGGGTTGCCTTGCGCCAGGTGTTGTTTGCCACGCAGATGTACAGCCCAGTCGAATCAACCGCCATCATGCCAGGACGGCCAATTGCCGTTGCGCTAGTTGGCACCGGAACAAAGACTGCGTTTGTTGTACGAAGAACAGCCGTAATCGAGGTAGCCGTTGCGACCGTTTGAGAGATTGAAATCGTGTAGGTTCCAGTCCCTCCAGTTCCGGTGCCACCAGAGACAATTGTCGTGCCAGCCGTAATTCCTGTACCGCTAATTGTAGCTCCAGCCAAAATAACTCCGTACGATACAGATGAAACAGTTAGCGTTGTACCACTAATTGTGCCAGTAAACCCAGCAGCAGAGGTTAGATACTCAATTGTTCCATCCCATTCTAGCGCATGACCCAACGGAGTCGTCAAAAGCACACCGGCTTGAAATGCCGCAGGTGCGCCCGTCGTAGATCCACCAGCAAAAGTTAGCCTACCCGTCATAGTTGCTCCGCTGGTTGCAACATTTGAAGAACGAGATCCAACCGTGACTGAAGTTAATACTGCTGTCCCAACAACAAATCCTGTTTTGGTTGATCCGGGTGGGCCAACAATCGCCCGTATGATGCCTGCATTGTTTGGGCCGTAACGAATTATAAACAACGGAGTATTCTGAAGTGTGCCAGAAAACCAAGATGGACGAGCCAGCACTCCTGGGGTTGAGGCACTTCCTACATCAATTACAACCCACGGCCCGTTTCCAATTCCGGTTGGCGTTGATGTGCTTCCTTGCCCGGAAAGAAAAACGGTGTCTCCAACAGAAGGCGTAACAGTGTCAAAAGACAACGCTCCGTTGGCGGAGTAAGTCAGCGTGCCAGTTCCCGTGTTGTAGGTGCCTGTGACAGTGCTGGTTTGTGCCCAGTCAACTTGTTGAAGTCCCCCCATTGCGAACCTCGCCGCCTCTTGAGTAATTGATGCGGTTCCTCCGAGACTTAAAGCCAACGGTGCCGAGGTAGTCAGTGCTGCCTGCTTGCTTGCAAGATCGGTTACCAGGTTGAGAATTTTGCTTTGCGAAATTGCAGCACCGGAACTGATGTCCGAGTTTCCGATCTGCGTGCCGTTAGGTTGCAGCACCCCGGAAATGGAACGCCATAGCCCCGAGCCTCCGACAAGCGGAAGCGAAGTGTGGACGTGAGAAGGTTGCCCGTCTCCGAACTGGAGAGTCGCGGTGTGATTGTTTGCCGCGGCCTTAACCTCGACAGCAACGTAAATGCGCGTGCTTGAGGTCACGGTCGTCTGCGGCACCAAGACAGAAATTGAAAACTGGGCGGAAACATTGTTAATGACCTGCTCCCCAGAAGTTGCCAGCAAAGTCGGTGCGGTGCTCCCGTCGTAAATGTACACCAGCGCCCGAATGACCGTGCCAGCGTTGGCGTTAGCGGTGCCGTAGGCCCACAGGTTAAAGTCCCAAATCCCGCCGGGAATCGCCGTAATGTTGGGGTCGATCGGGGTGGATTCTGAAACATACCCACCTAGTAGCGTCCACACCCCGGTCGTGAGAATGCCGCTTGTGATGCTGGTGGGGGTGGTGGTGCCTTCGCGCCCCAATTGCTTGGGGGTGCCGGGCAGATTTGTCGTCGGCGCGTCGGCGTCAACGTCCTGGCGCAGATAGTAGGTTAGCCCATTAGCACCACCGCCACCGCCGCCTGTCGAAGTTGCCGGTGCCCATTGCGAGCCATCCCATGTCAGCACCTGCCCGCTGGCTGGTGTCGTGGATGCCACTGGTTGCCCCTTGAGTGCGTCAACACTGGTCGAGTGTAGTCCGCCGGACACGTCGCCGGAAAGGATGGGTGAATTAAGTGGCATGTTAATAAGTAATTGTAATGCTTGCGTTTCCGGCGCCTTCGGAAATCACGATTGCAACTTGCCCACCTGCATAAGCGGCAAAGTTTTTGGCGCCGTTGAATGATTCCCCGGCGGATCCGGTTTCGCCCGCCGTTCCTGTTCCGCCTAATCCGCCGTTTCCTGAAGCTGCCCCGGCACTGGTATAGTTTGATCCACCACCACCGCCGCCTCCGCCACTTCTCTGGTAACCGCCGCCACCACCACCGCCCGTGAATGTGTCAGTCCCACCATTCCCTCCATCCCCTCCGTTTTCTGCTCCAGTGCCCCCAGCACCCCCGTCGTTGCCATCTGCACCCGCCGTTGCGCTTCCGCCACCTGCTGCCCCTCCAGGTGCTCCGGCGCCGCTGCTTGCTGATCCTCCACCGCCTGGTGTTGGGCCGTTGCCCGCTAAACCAGCTAGTGGAGCAAATCCGCTCCCCGCACTTGCTCCGCCGCCGCCCCCGCCGCCGCCATATCCTTTCAACCCTCCTGCGCCACCTGCGCCGCCAGCTAGAGAAAGCGAAACTGCGGAAACGGTAATTGACTTTCCGTTTGCCCCAGCAACCCCGTCGATACCGTTCTCGCCGTTGGCTCCAACCGATGGAGCGATCCAATTTCCCTCGCCGTCCTGATATGCAGCTACCCCGGCCTGTCCAGCTGTTCCGTTAGTGCCGGCAGTCCCATCCGCTCCGGTGCCCGCAGTTGCCACTACCTGGGCGAACCTTACTGACGGCGGCACCGTCCATAAGTGAGTGCCGACCGTGTTAAACGTCACGCTTCCGCCGCCACCTTGTGGTTCCCATTTTGAGGTGGTCGAGTTCCAAGCTAAAAATTGGCCATTACTTGGCGCCGTGGTCGCAATGTCCCTGCTTTGAAGTTGCGTCGCGTTCGCGCTTGGTGCTGCCGGTGCCCACGCGGTGCCGTTGTAAACTAACCCTTGGCCAGTGCTTGGAGCAGTGGTCGAGATGTCCGTCCCTTGCAGTTGTGTCGCGTTGCTTGAGCCTCCACTGCTTGTCGTCGGGGTCCATGCTGATGCAGTATTGTCCCATGCTAAAACTTGCCCGTCGGTTGGCGCGGTTAAAGCAACTGAACGGCTTTGGAGTTGAGTTGCGTTTGTGCTAGCCAATGCTGGCGCCCACTCGTTTAACGAGGCAATCCACGTTAAAACTTGAGCGTTAGTTGGCTCAGTTGCAGCAATCGATCGGCTTTGGAGTTGGGTTGCGTTCGTATTTGGCGCCGCTGGCGCCCATTCTGTTCCGTTGTAAACCAACCCTTGTCCCGTTGTCGGCGTGGTAGACGCGACGTTGGTGCCTTGCAGCTGCGTTGCGTTAGAGGATGCCGTTGCCGGTGCCCAGGCGGTTCCGTTGTACACTAAGCCTTGCCCTGTCGTCGGCGCAGTGGTCGAGATGGCGACACCCTGGAGTGACGTTGCGTCGCCACTGCCGCCGCCGCCGGATCCGGCAACCAGGGCGCGGATCGAGATAAGTTCACCGGCTACCGGCGCCTGGACGAAGGTAATGGTGCCGCCCGCGGTGTTGCTGATGCTGTAGGTGCTGGGCGGTTGGTCGATACCGCCCACGCTCACGAGATACCCACCGTCGTCGGTGCCATTGAACCCGGCAAAGGCAAACGCCGTGGTCGTCCCGTCCCCGGTGTGTTCGGTCACCGTGGTGCCCGCGGCCACCGGGCCATTGAGCAAGGTCACGCCGCCATCTGCGCCTAGGAAAAGCTCGCCGGTTTGCGTGTTGACCGCGAGCTCTCCTAGGTTGAGCGTTGTCGGATTTCCCGACGCGCCGCTCCTGCGCTTTGGTATGATCGGGAATGCCATGATTTAGTAAGTGCCTGCGGATGCCACTGTTGCGGTGCCGTCGCCGGCAATCTCGATAGATGCGGATGATTTGATGCCGCCCACCACGGTTGAAGTTCCCGGGATGATTTTTGCCGCGCCCGCGCCAGACACCGTGAAACCGTTGCTGGCAATTGGATCCACGCTCAAAACCCCGAGTTGCGAAGTCGTCGCAAGCTGAAGTTGAGCGGTGCTGATGGCGCCCGAGCTGGTCAGCTGTGGCACTCCGTTTGCCGTCGCAAGTTGAGTCAGCTGCGAAGTTGAAACTGCACCCACGTTGGCAGCCGTCAGCGTCACGTTCCCGCCGGAAGACGGCAGGATCGAGTTGATGCTGCGGACTTCAGACTTTGCGCCGTCAATAAAGTCCCAGGTCGTACCGTTGAACGCAATTAGATCCCCGGCTTGAACTACGGACTGGCCGTCAATCGGGGTCGAGAGCACGTCGCTATTCGCCGCAACGTAATAATCACCTTTTGCGGCTGTCCCAGAATCAACAACGCCACCGCTTGCAATCACCGGAGACGTGTTGACCGTCCACGCGCCGCGGTAGGTCAATGCACCAACCGATGCAGGGGGCAACAGTGCGCTGGGAATCTTGCCATCTGCGCCCAACTGCGGGATGGCGAAAGCGATCGCCGTTGTGGTCAGCGCGCCGATCTGCGCCGTCGTCAGGTTCTGGATTTGGTTGGTCGATATCAGCCCGGAGCCAGTAAGTTGCGGAACCTTGCCAGCTTCGGCCAGTTGCGTGATGTCGTTAGTTGTCAGCGCACCCTGCGTGCCGGACAACTCGACGACGCCACTGTTGGCCTTCATGTAGAGTTTTCCGGTCTGAAGGTTCGTCGCGAGTTCGCCGAGTTGCAAAGCACCGGCGAGAGGAGCAATTTCGGAAGTCGCAACGGCGTTGCGGATAGGGATTATTGGGAATGCCATAAGGTGTTTTTAGTAGGTGCCTGCGGTGAAATTAGTCGGCACCCACTCGGTGCCGGAGAATTGGAAAACCTGATTTTCGGTTGGGACGTTGGCGGAAACGGGTTGAGACTGAAATCCGACCACCGTGGCAATCGTGCCCTCCTCGCCCAAGCTCAGAACGATATCGCCGGAAATGCTTGTGGCAGTCCCTGGTGGTCCTTGCGGGCCTTGCGGGCCTTGCGGGCCCGTGTCGCCCGGGACTCCAGTTAAAAGAGTGACCACTAAGGGTCCGCAAGAATTGTCGCAGCTCATGGTCAGGAAATTGTCACGCGGGCCTCAATGAGTCTCATGTCCCAACCGTCTGGCCGCTGGACGGTTACGACTAATTGCGCGCCGAACTGCGCGGAAAACAAAGCGGTCTGGCTGTTGGTCAGCCTCAATGAAACGATGTCAGGCCGCGGGCGCACCACCGTTGGCGTTGTCAAGTTGGCTCCAGACGAGGTTTTAAGAGTGACGCCCACATACCAGTCGGTGAGGTCGGTGTACTCGCTGCACGGCCCATCCTCCTGAAGCTGGAAAGAAAAGTCCCAGTCCGTGCCTCTCTGAATCGTGGATGAAGTCTGGACGGCAACCATTACATCCTAGGGCTTGGGACAAGGTAATTCTGGGCAGAATCGCAGCACCCGCTGATGGACTCCATCGTTGTGGGCCACGCTCGGGCCGCAATCTCATCGTCCCGGCTTGGCAACTTGCCCAGCGGGCACTGTGGCGCCTCCTGAAGGATGTCCCAGCGTGTAGGGCACCCTGCGTAACGGTCACAGTCTAAACACACCGCAGCGCGTTTGTCAGCAAGCCATTGCGGAATCATGCTGGAGTCAGTGCGTAGGTAATTGTCCCAGTGCCGATCGAGGTCTCCAGGTCGTCGGGCCGGTAGTAAGTAATTTCAGCCCCGTTCTCGATCCGGTCGTAAAACCCAAACGCCAAGGGCTCCTCGAGGTCATCAATAATCTGCACAAAGCCTTTGGTGATCTCTGTAGACTTGCGCCAAACGCCATCGGCGCATGTCCAAAACGGATCATCCGTGTTTTCTGGTTTAAACAACCCAGAAATAAAAGTTGGGAAGCTAGAAAAACCAGCTGTAAAGATTCCAGCTCCGCGGTCTGGCGAGTCTGTTGTAGTGACAACCAAGGGGTGAAACTCGTAACTTTGAATGGAGGTCAGAATATAAAATCGATCATATCCCGTCCAGTTGCTGCGTTTGGCCCAGTAGCTGGTATACCCAGTTCCACACCGCATTGCCCTCCGCGGGTAAGGCGGGCCAACATCTGGGTAACTGTGTGCACCGATGATTGTGACGTCTAGCGGTTCCCCTTCAGGATCTGGGTTTGGAATCTGGTACGCACAATTCGCCGAGATGCTCATCCCGGTCAGATTGATTTTGTGCTGCCACTCGTAGCAGTTCATGCCGCGCTCCAGTCAAGCAAACAAGGATTTGGTTGTGGCTGCGTGCACACGTTGGTGATGCTCGTGATTTTGATAGGAGACCCACCAGTCACCACGGTTGCAATCAAGATGTACTGCATCGTATCCGTGTTTTGCAGGAGTTCCTCGCTTTGCAGAATCGTGATGGCGTCAGAGTCTGGGCCGATGGTCAGGGTGGTGATGTCCCAAGAGATTGCGGCGTAGATGTAAGAGTTGGTTGCCAGCTCTAGGTAGAACGGCGGGAAACCAATGCCCATTCCGTCGGGCCATCTGTTGGCAATCTGGTTTTGCGCCACTTTTACGCGCAAAGTTGTGCCTTCGGTAGCGTCGGTCACGCGGAAGTAAGCACATGCAGTCCCAGCCCCACCGCTGGAAACGAACGGCACCGCGCACGTGTTCAAAATCCAGCTGACGTACCCGTCTCCGGCTTCAGTTAAGGTGGTATTCAGTTTCGCCAA